TTTTTTTGTTTTTTGTTTATTTGTTTTTTGTTTTTATCTTTGCAAATGTCAACTAAATCAGCCAAATTCATTACATCAAATTAAAAATTGATTTTATCAATATATGTGGTGGTGGTAAATCATATAAACTTTATTACACAAATGGATTTTGAAGTCAATAGACCAAAGGAATCATTTCCTAGCACTAGCACTAGCATTAGCACTAGCACTAGCACTAAATATGATATTTACTTTATCCATGATAATGGAGGTACTCCTTTCCGTGTAGCAATCGATGAATTAGGAAAGCGTATTCTAGTATATAAATATGATGATTTTGGAAGTGCTTTTATCAATGACAATGATTATGGCAATGATTATGGCCAAAGTAATTTTTCAAAGTCTATCGAACCAGTTATTCTAGATACATCATTTGAGAGGGTATTTTTAGGCGGTCCGCTACCAGATATATTTATTGTAGATGGTAATGATTTTGAAATGGGAAATTCAATCTTAATTCATATCACTGGAAACCGATATATATTTGTTGGAATGTATATCTATGAATTTGAAAGTCCAGAAGCTATTATAGAATATATATCACCGCTAGGTTGCAACGATGTACCCTATCCATTTGCAAAATCCGCAAATGAAACATTCTTGATGATAGAAGATGCGGTTTTAGATAATAAGCTTCTAGAAGAAGAAGGTCGCAAATATCCTATGTATACACATAATCCTTATAGATTATACTATAACTTTGAAGGATATTTCTTCTATGATAATGAATACTTACAGAAAAAAAGAAAAATCAATTATCGAATTATTCAAAAAAGATTATAAATTTGTGTTTTTGTTTTTTTGTGTAATATGTAGATTTGCATTTAGATTTGCATTTAGATTTGCATTTAGATTTGCATTTAGATTTATATGTGTTGATAATTATCCATATCATATGAAATAGGTTGAAATGGCTCGCGAACATATAAATATGGAGAGTATATATTACTTGTACCATTAAAATCACTTTGCATTAAATTAGTTTGCGGAATCTTAAAACCATTGTTCATCAGTTTTGGCTTTGTTGTCATAGCATTAGTAGTTATTGGATTCGTAGTCATCAGGCTTGTTGTGGAAGGAATAGTAGTTTCTACTGTTAAACTAGAAGCTGATTTTATATCACTGGTATCTTCTAAAGTAGTCATTCCGGGTGTAGTACTGGGTGCAGTAGTATTGGGTATTGTAGTGTTGGTCGCTGTAGTGTTGGTCGCTGTAGTGCTGGATGCTGTAGTGCTGGGTGCAGTAGTATTGGGTATTGTAGTGCCGGGTGCAGTAGTGCTTGGTGCAGTAGTGCTTGGTGCAGTAGTGCTAGGTGTAGTAGTGCTGGATGCTGTAGTGCTGGGTGCAGTAGTGCTGGGTTCTGTAGTGCTGGGTGCAGTAGTGCTGGGTTCTGTAGTGCTGGGTGCAGTAGTGCTAGGGTCTGTAGAATTAGATGTTTCAAATCTTTCATTTACTGATGAATAACCTAAATAAATGCACGCAATCATTAAAACTAGTAATGAAACAAATAAAATTAAATTAATTTGTTTATTGGAAAATATCATTTTTTGCGTATTCTTGTATGAGTGTAATACTATATTAAATAAATAAAAAAAAGACTACAAAACATATATCTAAAGTCTATACGAAGTAAAATTTACAATTCTAGCTAACATACTAAACTACTCACATTTTGCACAAAGCGCCATCCGGTTATAATAATGTATCCAATATTTTAGTCTTCGTGGTCTGTAATATGTAAGTGTTAGGTAATGTGCCAGCCAGTCAATGGATAAAATTATATGTGTATCACCTAACCTAAATATAAACAAAATAAAAAATTATTAGCGATGTTTTGCAATGAAGAATAGAAATTTATCTTCTAGAATGGCAAGTATTATAACATCGTGCTTATTAGACTGGCACATAAGAACTGGTTTAGCCACCACTCATATTATAATAAGCTTGAGGAATACTAGCAGGAGTTTGAGATGGTGTGGGTGCTGCTGCTGCTAATGCCATACCTTGAGGCGAGATTACTGTATAAGATCTATCTACAATACTAGGTATAGGAGCGGCAATCATTATGAAAATGTCTTCGATTTTTGCCCTTAAGGTTTCAAATGTAGAGCCGGTAAAATGTTGGGGACTCAAGTCCTTAAAATTCAAGCACCATTCTTGCCGATAGGCACTAGCAACAGATTTCAAGTAATGATGTCCCCATTTAATAAACCATTCCCTATTTGCAATTGATTTGCCAATTTGCCCCTTATTAGGGTCTTCATCGCAGCAGTCGGTTATCACATCCCGGATGAATGGGTTTTCATCGCTAGAATAGGATACAAATCGAGAGATAAAGGCCTCTAGCCGGGATACGGTGTCAGGTGTATATTGTGTGAGTAATGAACAAGAAAGTAGAAATTTGGTAAGTTCATATTTGACAATCATATTAATTACGGTATTGTCTGATTGGGGAGCAGCAATTTCTCTAGCAGAGCTGCATTGTTCTATTGATTTTACCCCGTGGTTATAACATAAATTGAGATATTCAGGTACACCATCGGCCGAGTCATAAGGAATAAGTAGAGTTCTGGTTTGGTCTTGTAGGATTGAGCCTAGATAAATCTTTTCCAATTGGCCGCTAGCAGTTCTCTGGCGTTTGAGTTCAATCACTACATCATTATATACAGTGGATAAAATGGCACTCATTGTATTGATAAACACTGTTCCAACCATTGTTCCATCTGGGATGTATCCAAAAACACCTTGCGACATAGCCGCTATTTGTGATACTAGAGCACTATCCACATCGTATCCATAAGCAAAAGTGTGAATAGAGAATCTGCCTTGCATAGGTTTGAAATAAGTTTCAAAAGTGGGAAGTATACCTCGAGGCGGATTCATATTGGAAACACCATCAGTGAGTAGCATAATAGATGTGTTATTACTCGCGTTATCTTGACGATTTGCCAAATCAATAGCCATCTTTAATCCCGCCCAGATATTAGTAGAACCAGATGGTTCTAGAGTATCAATACGTAATGTAATAAGTCTCTCATTAGTACTAATTTCTGTGATATCTAGCACTAGATGAGCTTCCGTCGAAAACGCAATAATAGCTAGTTTGTCTCCCGGCTGAAGGGATTTAAGAATTGTAGTCATAGAGTGCTTTACCAAGTCTAGACGACTGAAACCATCATTTTCACCATCAGGCTTATAAGGAGTTCCGCGTTCGCCCATACTACCACTAGTATCAATAACTAAAATGATAATAACGGGCTTTCTCTTTGTAGCTGGTTGACTTTTTGGATCGCAAAGAAGCTCAACACCAAGATACTTTTGAGAATCAAATGTAATTATCTTCTGGTTAATAGTGATTGTCTGCATTGGTGCAGCAGCACTAGCAACTTTAGAAATGCTAGCTACCGATGCTGATGGATTAGAATAAGCTTCAATCATCTGTTTAATAGCCCAATTAGGGATCAATACTTTGCTTGAAAGGAGTGCACCAGTCAAAGGTGATGTATTATGATTTTTCAACCATTGTGTAATAGCGGCACGTTCATAAGTCTGGCCGTCAGCTGCCACTACCGGATCGCTCATAAAGTCTTGGGTGATGGGACAACGAGGTAGTTCCATTTTGCTTGATTATCTGCGAGGGTTGCTTTGTATCAAATGAATACCAAGTATTGTAATGTAAAATAATTATAATTATTCTATAATGCAAAATCAATTTTTTCTTGTTTTAATTTATTTTAGCTAAAAAAAATTGATTCTATCTAGCATAACAAATCTAAATACTTGGCAAAAGAAAGCAACAAAAGAATAAAAAGAAGCATAATAAAAAAGCATAATAAAAAGCATAATAAAAAAGCATAATAAAAAAGCATAATAAAAAAGAAAGTTTAAAAATAAAATATTTCTAGAATAACAGGTGAGTGATTTTATAATTTTATAATTTTAGAATTCGAACAAGATGACTTCGCAAATTGATTCCTGCTTTACGCTAGAGGCTAATCTCAAGAATCATTATACTTTCCTACCAATCTATAATCAATGGTATTATGACCATTACAAACGCCAACTTGCAACATTTTGGACTGTGGAAGAAGTAGATTTATCAAAAGACCGCGACCAGTTCCAGAATAAGCTAACTGAGCCGGAACGGCACTTTGTTAAGAATATCCTGGCATTTTTCGCGGCTAGTGATGGAATAGTTGCAGAGAACTTGGATCTTAATTTTATTGAGGAAATTACTTATAAGGAAGTTAAAACTTGTCTTCGATTTCAAGCTATGATGGAAGATATTCATGGTGAGATGTATTCCCGGCTAATTGATACTCTTATTGATGACAATAAAGAAAAAGACCAACTCTTTAATGCTATTATTAATATTCCATGTATTGCTCAAAAAGCAGAATGGGCTAAGAAATGGACTAATGGAAAGGAAACATCTTTAGCGCAACGCCTAGTAGCCTGGGCGTGTGTGGAGGGAATCCATTTTAGTGGTTCATTCTGTGCAATTTATTGGCTGAAGAAACGCAATTTATTACCAGGGCTAACCCTGTCAAACGAATTTATTGCCCGCGATGAGGGTTGCCATACCGAAACTAGTATACGCCTCTATAATGATTTGAAACTAGAAGAGCGGCTAGATGAATTATTGGTACGTAAGATTATTGAAGAGGCAGTGGTAATTGAAACTGTTTTCATTACAGAAAGCATTTCGTGCTCTATGCTAGGAATGAATGTGGATATGATGAAGCAATATATTAAATTTGTTGCAGACCGCATAATGATTCAACTAGGATATGACAAGATTTACAAAGTTGGAAATCCATTTGATTTTATGGAAAACATTTCTATTGAAACTAAGACCAATTTCTTTGAAAATCGAGTCGCAGCCTATAGCAAAGCAGGTGTGGGTGATAAGGAAGAAGACAAGGCATTTGATTTAGATGCTGAATTCTAGAGGAAGACCTTGATTATGCCTTTTTTATTTTCTGTGTTTGCTTTGTCTTTCTAATTTTTCTTAATTTTCTTAATTTTCTTAGTTTTCTTAGTAAGCTTAGTTTTATTGGTTCTCATAGTTCTAATATACGAACCACCAAATGATGTTAACTGTTGGCTTGATTTAGTTTGTGTAGGTTTTCCATTCATTTGTTTAGGAGGGAAATTTTCTTTACCTACATTGCCATTCAGTTTTAGAGGTGGTGTAATCATACCTTGAGACCATCCTTCATTAAAAGCTTCACCCGCTTTAACAACATCGCCGCGCATATGTGGTTCATTAGGTTCTTCTATTAACTCATTATTGATTACGGCTTCCTTTTCGTCTGTAATAGGTTCTAGAAGTTCGGTACCTAATACTGGTGGTTTTATTTCAATAACAGATTCAGGGTTTCCTATTCTAATTGGGGTATTATGTAAAACTGAATAATTAAATTTATCAGGATTATATGCATAGTTTCGTTTTAATTCATCTAATTCTTTCCAAGTTATACTTTCTTCTAGATTAACTAATAAAGTTTGCCCAGCAGCTATATTTCTAAATGCCATAATTATATTTTCTATATCTAAACCACGCGTTGTTAATATTGTATTAACTATTGGATGTAATGTATGAGAAGGTGGCGCTAAAGTGTAGTTATTATGTTTGAATTTATGAATACATAATGCAGGAGAAAAAACTGATTTATTTGTAATACCTAACTCTGGCGTATTAGTTAATAAGGTATTATTATATACAAAGCTGGATGGATAGAAAAAATGTTTATCATTAGATAATTACACTGGATTTATTTGTTGTGTTATTACTGGTAAAGAAGTTCCGTCCTCATAAACTTCATTAATATCAAATGGATTATAATCAGTAATTATTAGTTCTCTAGGTTCATTTGATGATGACTCGTTATATAATCCTCTTAATTCATTTAATATTTTCGTTTTACTTGGTGTACCTTTGTTATTATTTAAATTGCTAGTTCGTTTTCTAGATTGTGCACTATTCATATTTTATAATTTATTTTTGTAATAAGTCCAATAAGTTAAATATCAATATCACTAAAGTAAATACATAAAATAAATAAAACAAAACGCAAATAAATAAAATAAAAAAGATGATTCTAGAATAAGAATAAGATAAAATGCTTCCATATATAATTGGTGGTACTTTAGCTACTCTCATTGGTAGTAATATAGTGCATACTCTTTCAGAAGGAATTATAAATACTATTTTCTCTAGTGCTAGTTTTCTAAGGCGTGGAACAGAATCTAATAAGATGATAAATATAATTCGCCAAAGGATTGAGGAAATGGATATTCCCATTAAACTAAAACTAGTTCAAAAATTATTAGAGACATTACCTAAAACGGATACAAATTCCATTCTAGAAGATGGACTTGTAGAAATTATGTTTAAAATTAAATCCCTGCTAGAATGGATTGAATATGAAATCAATAAGCATAATGCCAAATGGTTTTCAGGTTATCGCAATATTGCAGTAGATGGTAAGCTAAATGAACTAGCACACTTAGTTAAAGTTCTAGACGGTAGAATTGGATTATTGATGGTTGGTAGACCATATTAAAATTAGATATAAATTTACTTATTATTAATTAGATTTTTGTATGTATTTATTATATATTAAATATTTTTTTGAAAGGGTAGGTCATTGAATGACATACCCCTTATAGAATTTAAGAAAATGGTATTCTAGAAGATGGGTTTGTAGAAATTATGTTTAAAAAAAAATATAAATATAATGTAAGACAACTATACCAAGACAAATATCTAAAATACGAAAACTAAAACGAACAAGAACACAAAAATATCAAAAAGGTGGTGCCAATTCACCTTCAAATGGTAAATCTTATAAATTTACACCCCCACAAATCAAAACAGCAGATTTATTTACAAATGCAATAGATTATTGCTTAGAAAAAAGTAGGAATTATCAGGATATTATAGAATTACTTAACAGAATATATCCAGGTGAAGAACATAAAAATTTTAAGCTAGATGCATCCCTAACAGACCCATTTTTACAACAGACAATTCAAGATCCAAATTATTATAATACTTGGTATAGAACAAAATTAAATATTTCTATTGATTCTCAAGAAGAATTTAAATTAATGAGCGATCCTAGTTTGGTAGACATATTAAAAATTCCAGAATTCGCAACACTTATTGCGCAGATAGCTAGGGATTGTTTAATTATGCTTTCTACTTCTAAACGTAATCTAGACAATCAATATCGATTAGGAAATGAGAAAATTAGCGATATACAAAAAGAATTAATTGCATCAAAAACTGCAGTGGAAAGTGAAATATCTGATAAAGAGAAATCTATTTTATCTATGGAAGCATCAAAATCAAAATTAACATTAACAGCAGATAACAACGAGAAAGCGCTATATAATAATGCTATACAAAGAGCAAATATAAGTACACAAATAAGCAAAAATCAATTAAATAAAATAAATAATGAATTATCGATATTAACAAGTTATAATGCTAGTACTAAAACTAATAATAAAAAAATGGAAATACTTACAAAACCAATAGATAATATACGTACAGAAATAGAACAATTATTGAATGAAATTAATAAATGTATTCAAAATGGTTTTATATATAGTCATGTTTTACGAATTATAATTAAGTTTATTCTTTTATTATCACAACAATATAATAAACAAGAAGAAGAACAATTATATAATGAATGGATTAATACACCATTTATATTTTTTCCATCATATATGTCTATTAATTTTCAAACAGTAGTTGCATTAATATCTGCGCCAATAATAAATTTTAGGATATCAAATAGATCACGTGCAGTTCATGGTAGGCATAATACACCAATGTATGATGTTAATCATGATATTAATGCGCATGCAACAAAAACACATAAATTTAATTTATTTGGTGTTAAAATATCTTTTATAAATTATTTTACAACAATGAATGAACTATTAAAATTATTATTTCCTTATTATTATTGTACTAACTGTACTAAAGAAACAGATAACACAATATATGCAAAGCAAGACTTAAATACATTATTAATATATACAGACCTAACACTTGAAAATAAGAAAAATATAATGTCGTTAGTATTATTTACAATATTACACGAAATGATTGGTAGCGGAAATTCATTCAAAAAATATATTTATAATTTTGATAAATCTAAAAACGAAAAAATAGTATTTGAGTTAAAAAGAGAAGTATCAAATAATATGTTTGATAGAAAATATCCATTTGTTAAGAAGTTAGACTGGAAATCTGTTGTTGAAGCATTTGTAGATGTAATTGCAGACCTTAACAAAGATGACTACAACTATGATAGACTAGTAAACCAATTACCAGATGTTTAATCACTCTTGCAATAAATTCATATCATATCGATTTCTTTGAAAATGTTCATCCTCTATTGTTCCCCGAGTAATAAACCGTACTACTTTAACTGGTAGCTTTTGACCAAGACGCACTGCTCGGCCTATGGCTTGTGTCTCTGTAGCTTTTACGTGTTCTGTATCATTAAATAAGACATCAATAAATATAATATGATTGGCTTCGGTGAGATTGCTACCTGAATTACTAGTTTCGCTAGATAACATAATTACTCGAATCGAATCATCTTTTTTAAACTTTTGGATGTTCTTATTAAGAACAAAATTATTACCATGACAATAAACATAATTGACGCCAAACTCATTGAGCGTGCGACCGATCATTTTCAACATCTTATCATACTGTGAAAATATAATTACGCGGTTTTGGGTACTGGCATCAAATAATCCGTGCAAGTATTCTACCAACCGGGTCATCTTGCTACCATATTTATTAGTACATTTGAGCTTCCAATCATTACCATATCGCTCTTCTAGTTTTGTTAGTTTTTTATCTTTTTCACTACCACCTATTACTTCATTATTAATATCCTTAATATCATCTTTGGCATCTTTGGCATCTTTTTCAGCATCTTCTATATTATCCTCGGCATCTTCTTCGGCACTAGAGGTAGATTTCAATCCGGAATTGATAATATCTACTGTGGTAATATTGAGTTTATCGCATGTAATTGGTGCCCTGCATTCGGGGCAGGTAAAATTCGCTTTCAAAACATTTGACATCCGCTTAGCACATGCTAAACAGAATATATGCCGGCACGGGGAAACTACTACATCCCGCAAATCTTCAAAACAAATTATACAGGGGTCGCTCGTTTTGTCCTTCAAAAATTCATTATTGCTGAATAAGGCAATCTGATTATTTATCCGGGTCTTTTCACCCTGCATACTTTGTATTTTACTTCGATTACGTGCGATTTCAACATTAGATTTAATAACACCTAACTGGGAACCTTGTCCTGCTAACCAAGTCATTATATCCTCAGTTTGCCAACTGGCCTTCCAAATCCGCTTGAGTTCCTGCTTAATATTATCGTAATTCATATATAAAACCATTCCAGCACTTGCCGGATCTTGATATGCAGAAAATGCATCTAATAGGCGATAAACTAATTCCACATTTGTTCGTATATTGGGTTTTTCTAAGTTGCTGAAATGTGCTCTGACTTCCTCTAGAACCGTAATGGCAATCTTTGTGTCTAATCCCAATGTTTGGATATATTCTATAACCTTCTGCCATTGTTCCGTACGCTTTGTTAATAAGTCAATTGCTTGATTTATTCGTGTTTCTTGTCCTGTAATATTATTTAATTGTTTAGTAAAACAACCAATCATATTGGCATTAAGTTGTTCTAATGTAAGAAGTTCTTCGCTGATTGTGGACGTTTGAATATCATTCTGGCTATCAAAATCATAACCTTCATTTATCAAGATATTAGTACACATTAGAAAAAGCCGGCGCAATTTAACAGCTTCTGTAAAATGCCGACTTGCCCGGATAGTATTATATATATTACGTTCAATATTGGTTTGTTCTACATATATGATTTCTTCAGTAAATAGGGGTATATTTAATATATTTTTAACTTCTTTTTTCGATGTCTTTTTAAATATTTGACTTAGACACGCATCTAATTCGCCGGAAGACATACCTAGCAAATCCGAAAAATAACGTATTTTTTCTATTTTTCTTAAATCACCCGCATTTTGTTTTGTAAGAAATTGCAGAATTCCCATAATGTTATCAATTCCAGATTGGGCTGGTGTACCAGTGAGCGCCCATTTGTAATTAGATTTTAATGCAACGAGATTTTCAAAAAGAAACTGGTCATCGTAATTGAATTTATGCCGGCCAGATGCGGCAAATTGTTTCATTGAAGAACTAAAATATTTTACAACAGGATTGAGTTTTTCGTGAGCTTCATCTAGAATAACACGATTCCATTTGATTTTAAAGATATTGAACTTATGTGTAATACGGCAAATCTTGCGTGTGCTTGTGAAATCTTCCATTATCTTCTCTGCCATATGTACCTTAAGATTATTATTCCCATTGCTAGAATCAATAAATGGGTGTAAATGATTATCTTCATTATGGCATATATAGTCTAAATAATTTTTATTACTAAGCAAATTTATTGACACAATGTAAACATCATATAACTGATCTCGGTAATAATCCTCTCCAGTTTCATTAGATTCAATATATGGTAATACCTTATTAACTAATACTTCAGTGTTAGGTAATACCTTATTAACTAATACTTCAGTGTTAGGTAATACCTTATTAACTAATACTTCAGTGTTAGGTAATACCTTATTAACTAATACTCTATTAACTAATACGTCAGTGTTAGGTAATGCGTCAGTTTTGTTTTCTAATTGCTTATTAGTTGTCTTATGCTCTTTAACAAGTTCTGGTTGTTCAGTGATGCTAGATAGAGTTTGCACTTGAAGCACCGTATCTAGAGATACGCCATTACCAGTCTTACTTAATTTTTCTATATCCAATATCTCATTATCTTCTGGTTCTTTTCTTATTTTATGAATAGTTTTTCCAGATACATTTTCTAGATTCTTTTTTGCATTTGCCATTAATTTTTGAATCATCTTTTGTTCTTTTGTTAATTTTTTTAATTTAGTAGTGATACCAGTACCAGATAAGGTTTCTTCCCTATTAGTGCTAGTGCTAGTGCTAGTGCTAGTGCTAGTGCTAGTGCTAGTGATACTACTAACACTCTCAATAATGGGTATTTCTATTGCACTAAATTTATCTATTTTTATTATAGGTTCTTGCGAAACTGGAACATTACATATATTTTTATATGGCATTGGTTGTTGATGTTGTGTTTTTTCTGTCTTATCTTTTTTGCCTTTTGGTTTACCACCATTTCTAAATTCATCAGCATTTGCTACTTTACCAGATGCTAGTTTACCATAAAAATCATATAATTCCTTCTCAAGCTGCCGAATAGAATTAATACTAACTAGCACTTTAACACGTAAATTGAATTTGTCGGCACAGTATTTAGTAATTTCAGTCTCCCATTGTGATGTTAATCTGCTAGGGACAACTATTAAATTATTATATTCAAACCCCGTATCTAATGGATCATTATAGTTAGTTGACTTGTTTTCATCTAACTGGCAATATAAATCAGTCATTGCACTCTTATAATAACTATATTTCATCATATCGTGTTTCATCTTTACAATCAATGTGGAAATTACAGAAAGCGTCTTCCCTAGACCTACTTCATCACATAATGCACCTCCACATAAAGGCACTTGTATAGCTTTGGTCTTACGAAAATCTTCAAATTTATGCACTTTTTGTATAACATCACTATCAAATGAAGAATAATGATTATGTAATGTCGCGCCATAGTGTCTATTGTTTTCGAAATTTAAAAAAGACACTATACTCATCGCCTGTGCAATTGATGCATTCCTATTAATTTCTAAAAGATATTGCTTGTTATGTACATCTATTATATAATTTTTAATGAATGATTCCGGTAGTTTGCTTTTAAAACTGCTAATATAGTAATGAATATCATCACGATGATTAGACGCACGAGACAGCTCAGATTTAATGCTATTTGCTACTAATTTGCCATAATCAATCTTATCCTCTAGAGTAATCATCCATATCAAATTAGATTTCTGGTGCCGGAGTAATTCAATGGCAATATTATCTTTCAAAAAGGCATTTAATTTTTGCATAGATTCTAGTGAATCATCTACCGTATTATTTGTATCATATTTATAATCGGCGATATTATAATTATTATCATCAAAGCGTTCATCCATTTTAAATTTAAAAAACCGGCTAGTTGTAAATAAATCCAATTGAAAATTACAATCACTATCTTCATCAAGTTCTTCTTTTTCTTTTATATTTTGATTCAGTTGTGGATGTGGATTTAATATCTGCTCTAAATAATCCTTGTGAATTAATAAACTGAAAACATCATTATTTTTAAATTTGGAAACTTCATATTTAAATTGGAATATATGCTTTAATTTTTCTGCGTTCATTAAAATAGGGCGTAGATAAGTAATCGCCTTGTGGGAATTTATATAATTATTGAATATACATCTAACACCTATCATCGTTCTATGTAGTATATGATTTTGATAAGCCATATTAATACGCGTCATCTTCCCAAGTATTTCATTTATTTCTGCCTGAAAACTAATTATATCCTGAGTATATTTATGTTTTTTAGCCTCAAGTGTTTTGTCATTTGCTAATTGTTTTCTAATACCTGATATTATATTTTCAATTGTCTCTATTCGGTTTACTAAATTATTATGTCGTCGGTCATGTGGTGTATTAAAATTCTCATCACTTAGGAAATACATTTTATAAGGTAATGCATCGTTAATACAAATTTCATTAAAGGGTTTTTCTGTAATATATAACTTTGCATTTAAATTACATATAATACTATTTACTATGTTGTAAGTATCCAAATGACTTCTAGAAACATTATATTCCGTTTGAATATCATTGTATTCCTCATTACGATTTATTACCACTTTATCATTAATAATTAACATATGATTTTTTAAGAATCCAACCGGGTTATCATAATCTTTCATAATTCTCTTCCATAAATCGATTATTAATTGATTATATGAGCTATCAACTAACGGAATAAAAGTTCGCATTATATCCCAAGTTATGCCACCAGCTAGTTCAACACCTTTTATAATACCATTTACCAATTTTAGAATATCAATACACATTGCATCAATACTATTAGGAAACTTTCGAATATTACTAGAGATATGCGGATTGTTCCCAATCATATTATTTATGGATGTATTAAACATATTCCTATTTCCAGCATCAAATAGAATTAAACAATTAGGATTATTAGTATATATGAAATAATTAAATATTTCTTTTAATGGAATGAATATGGTTTCAATGAAAATATAATTGAGTTCAGGTAATGATACTGAACCATTTTCATTATTATTATTACTATATTTTTGTTGCGCATAAGATAAATCTTGTGTTCCGCTGAAAGTTGGATTGCGCATTTTATAACTTAAATTATCTCCATTATTTATCTTACATTTGAAACCAACATGGCTATAATTCAAATTGACATAATTATTACTATTAATTGCATTATTGTTTTGTTTTTCGTTGTTTTGTTTGTCATTGTTTTGTTTGTCATTGTTTTGTTTGTCATTGTTTTGTTTTTCATTATTCGTATCAATGAATAACTCCCGCACGTCTGTAATTTTAACAAGAACCAATGAATTAAGAAATTGCACTAGATTATCACCAATTACATTATCCCAATCATTATTATGCAAATTTGCTTCTACTTGATTAACTATTATTCTTCCTAAATCTGCTCCATAAGTTCTAAATAATACATTACGCACATCTTGCATAAGAACCGGTTTATTTTCAGGAATATAATAAGCAAAGTATTTAACTTTTACCATATTTTCTTCTAAATTACTAGACATTTTATATATATTTCAATTCTTGGATAAACTGATTTATTCTAAGAATATATTATATTACTAGTTTTAAGTTTTAAAGTTTTAAAGTTTTAAATATTCAAGGGTGTAAAGTTTTAAGTTTAATTTAATTTGCAAATGGTAATTTGCCTAGTACTTTCACAAAGTTATTTTAAAAAAAGATAAAAATAATAATAATAATAATAATAAATTAAATTAAATTAAAGAGATTTAATAAATTGCCAATTGAGATCATTACATATATTTTTCCATATTAAATCTTGCTGATGTAATTTAGTGCGTGATTTCAATAATTGAAAACAATCTAAATATTCATCTAATTCTAGAAGCTCAAAGAATTTATACATTACATAATTATATGATAGGAAATTCTTTCGCTTATGAGGGCAATATTTTTCAAAAGGAATTTGAATGGCTTTAAACATTCCACGAATAATCTCTTCTATCTCAGGTGCAATAACTGGTGCCGGTAATCCATTGAGTTGATTTATTATATATGGAATATGTTCGTAATAATCATTTTTCTTAATTTTTTTAAGAATAACTCGCATCTTTTCGGGTGTTATATGTGCCATATTGGTTATGCGTTCTTTTTTAATTTCTACTAGAATCTCATTATATACATCTTCTGGTATGTCAGTTGTCTCTTTTGCTTGAAACTGTGCTAAAAACTCATTAAGATGATTAATTCGCTTATAACAAAAACTCGTCATTTCCTTTGGCGGTTCCTTAAAACTAGGTTTATCAGAATCAATAATTATATTTTCCGTTGCACCGCAATTGGGGCAAATTAAGATTCCAGTATTATTATTAAGTAGCATTTCTACATAACAAAGAGAACATTTATCAAATATTGGCACATCATCATTATTGATGGATATATAATTTTTATCATATACTTTCATATATTTTTCATATATTTCATCCTTATTTAATAATTTTACTGAGGTATTTAGATTAACTAGATTAGCTAGATTAGCAGAACCGGAATTAGTTTCATTTATTGCTTCGGTTTTATTTGAAAGATATGAATCATTATCCTTTGTATTGTCTGATGTGATTATTGGTGGTACTGTTTTTTTAACAATTTTTAATGTTTTCTTACATGTATCTCCAATAGCAGATTTATCCCTATGTAGGCTTCCAATATCTATATTTACAAATGATAGGCTATTACCTAACACTTGCGTATTACCAAACACTTGCGTATTACCAAACACTTGCGTATTACCTAAAACTTGCGTATTACCTAACACTTGCGTATTAGTTAATAGAGTATTAGTTAATAAAGTATTAGTTAATAGAGTATTAGTTAATAGAGTATTAGTTATTAGAGTATTAGTTAATAGAGTATTATCATTATCAGATTTGCTAAACCAATCCATTATATTTTTCTTCTTACTGGGTATGCATTTGCTAGTATTATTTGAAATTGGTAAAATGGAATTGGATCCTGTGGTTTTATTGGTATTGTTTTCATTACTAGCAGATGTAAATTCTTTTTCTTGTTCTATTATTTTATAATAATTACTAATTATTTTTCCAGTATTTAACATATATTTATTTTCTTCTATATTATTCCTGATATTTTCGAGCTTTTTCAATAATTCTGTTCTTTCATCGTCAAGTTTCCATATTTTTTGCTGTAAATCCATATCAATAACAAATTTTTTAGCATTTAACTCTTTCAGGTTTATTAATTCTTTTTCAATATCTTTTAATTGTAATTCTAATTCTGGAATTCGATCTTTATTTTCATTAAATAATGATAATATACCATTATGTTTGGCATCTAACGTTTGCCGTTCTTCTACTAGCAGCTTATTTTTAGTTTTAGTTCGGAAAGTCATGATAGCCAATAATTTAGACAAAGAAATAAATACAAGAAATAATAACAAATTATAACAAATTAGAAAAGAGTAATAATACTACACTAAAATACTTTCAATAAGACATTCTTTAAGCAACTAGAATATAAAAATTCTATGAATTCTGTTTGGTCTAAATTTGTAAAGAAATTAGAAATCTAGACCGATTTAAATGTTCTAGATGTTCTAGATGTTCTAGAGTATCAATCGCTTATTTTTTATTTATTTTTTTGTTTTTATTTAATTTGTATTTATATATTGCACTTGAAAAAAATAAGATACATTTAGAGATTAGAGATTAGAGATTAGATAGATTAGAAATCTAGTTGCGGTACTTCTAAATATTCTTCTAGATACTTCTCCCATTCACTAGAATTACTTTTTAAAATACTTTCTTTTCTAGTTGAATCCGTCATTAAACTTGAAAAATACCTAGTAAATGCAACTAATCGTGCTAGAATTATCTCAATGACATAACTAGCATCATACGCAACTTCATGTATATATAATACTAATTCTGATTTAGTATCGGATTTAGTATTGGATTTAGTATTTGCTGTTTTCTTTTTAGTTGTTGATTTGCTAAATCCTTCCACTAAAAATCCATCTTGAAATCCCAACGCATGAAGATATAACTGGACTTGAACGTTTTCATAATCTCGCATACTTTTGAAAAGACCCTTCTGTCGCATTTTTGCCTCCACTAATTCTCCATCCATAGTGATTGCATCATATTTACCTACTAACACCCATTCTAATTCAATATTATCACCTACACTATCTACACTACCTATGCCGCCACCTACACTACCTACACTACCTATACCGGATATATTATTATTAGCATCAATGCGTGTTATTGGTATTTCCACCCATCCTTGGGTTTCTTGTAAAGTCTTACCACTTAACTTGCAAAATTCATCTAATACTGCATCTTCATTACTTACCCCATGCGATTTATTAGTAATGGAACACACTTTTTTAATTAATTCTGCTTTCTTATCATCGGCAATACCAGTTTGTTGGGTAATATATTCTGTTATCGCTGCTTGAGATTTAGTCATATCTAAACTAGTTTTATTAGTATTGGCATTTATAGACCGTACCTTTTCTAAAATATTAGTTCCTAGCTGTTCGTCCATCTCCCAGATATCATTCATCTCGCTAGAATTAGCTAATGCGTGCCCTACAGATTTCAAGCGGAGTTCAAATTCTCGGAATTCGGTAGGATTGAATCGACGCCATATCTCACATACTATACGAGGAAAATTTCCATAGTTATCTAGACCAATCAATGGCGCCACTTGGGAAATTGAAATAGTAATTCTTTTCTTTTGTGCTAGAGTTTCTAGTGCTGATGCCATTATTATTTTAAATTGTAAGATGATTTCTAGTATTATTTTAAATAGTTTTATATTTCAATTTTATTTAGCTTTGTAAAGAATATTGTAAAATCTTATTGTCTTATTGGCGTAGTGGCCGTAGTAGGCTTAGTTGTGTCTGGTGTTTTTAATTCGCATACGCCAGTATCAACACGACATTGTAGAGTTCCGGGTGTATAATTTGTGTTTGGTGTTAAATTTGCCAAAACAAATACTAATCCAGGTATGTAAAACATACTAGTTAAAATGAAACTATAAACTATACGATTAATAGTTTCAAATTTAACTAAATTCATTATAGCATCCCATGTGATCCATGGAAATGAATCTGCAATGAATTCCGGAACTGATGTAAGTGCACTAAATATTTCACCAATTGGTGGAAATAAAAGTGTTATCAATATCTTGAAAAAATGAGTAGGTATTACAATAACACCATGACTTACACCACCATAGAGAATCCTTTGAAAAAGAGTATAGTTATCGCTTTGTATATCATTTTCTACAACATCCATTTTGCTAATTACCTAGTTATTTCCTATAGATTAGTTATAGATTTCTTAGAAATATTTAATGTAAGAAATATTTAATCCAAAAGTAGCAAAACGAAAAAAGACAAAAACAACAAAACAACAAAACAACAAAACAACAAAACAACAAAACAACAAAACAATAAAAATCAAACAAAAACATTACCATGGCGTGATGCTTCTTAGAGAACCAATACCACTTCCTACCGTTTCCCCTGCAGATTTTATACTTTTACCTGCTGTTAAACCGGCAGATTTTATACTTTTACCCGCTGTTAAACCAGCAGATTGTATAGCACTACCAGCAGTTCTTCCCGCATTAGCAATATCATTTGAGTTTATTAAATCCGGTGGTTGAGTAATCTTAGGATTTGCATATATATATGTGTCAGTGTCATATTCTACTTGTCGTTGTTTATTTACTATATTAGTTAGTGTATATACCAGTCCGGGAATATAGAATAACGTAGTTAATACTAGACTATAAACTAGATGTGTAATTGCATTATAACTACATAGCATCACTAGTGTATCCCAAGTGAAATATGGAAATTCTTTGCTAACTGTATCTTCAATTACATTGATAAGTTCCCCTAGAGGTGGAAATATAATCGATATAATTACTTTGAAAAAATCACTTGGTAGGCAAAATGCACCATAACCTAGACCTCCATACATAATTTTATCAAATAACGTCCATTGATTAGCATCAATTTGATTTGCAGCTTGTTGTACCATTTCTAATTCTAATCTAGATAGCTATAGCAATTCTAATTTTTTCTAATATATAAATTAAGGAATCTAAGTTCCTTAAAAACTTCCTTGTTTTTCTAATATAAAAAATTGAAAGTAAACAACTCTAGAATAAATAACCAAATAGCCAAATAACCAAATAACACTAGCAATAACAATGGCAACTAATAATGCAGCAGTAGGAGATAATGCTATTGTGGCATATGTGATTCTAGAATGTGTAGAAGAAGGTTCTAAACTACGTGTAAAAATGAAATCGCCCGGATACCTAATTAATTCTAATTGCCAATTTCCACGTGATTTACGGATTGCAGGGCGTAAGTTCAAAGTGCCAGTGGCAGATGTAAAACTAATGAGCCAAAGAGGAAAATATTTCTATTCGATTAAGAAAAAAACAAATATTGAGATAATTAGTGATATCACGGAAATATTGCGAGATAACTTAAAGAATATGAAAATTTATGAAGATGTAGAGACATCAGATTGTGCGGTGTGCTTATATGAAACGAAAAATATAGTTTTCATACCGTGCGGCCATTTCTACACTTGCAAATCTTGTTCTGGGCGATTGAAAACGTGCCCGATTTGCCGAGTAAATATTAGTGAATGTATAGATAAGAATTTATTTGATTGATTTTGGTTTTATTATTTTTTCTTGTTTTGTTATTTTCTTGTTTGTTATTCTATAGTTATTTGTTATCAAAAAAATTGAAAATATATTATGATACGTTTAGGTAATATATGAAATTATGGAACTAGATATATCTAGCGGGCAGAGTATTAGTAAATGGTCTAATTGTATATACATAAATTCTAATACTGGATATAATCTAGCAGAACTAAATATTTCAAAAGATGAATATATAGTTAAAATTGGTAGTAGCAAATGTTTACCTGCTAGATACTATTCCTATAAAACTTATTCACCAATAGCAACTCAAATTTTACATTACTACTATATTCACGATTATGATTGCTATGAATTAGATGATGATATTAAATACGATCTAGATAAATATCGAATTCATTCTAGCGGTGGTATAGAATTTTATAATTCTCGTATTCTAGAACATCTAGAAAATTATTTTCAGTCCAAGGGAATCATTTTCATACGATATGATGATATGGCTGATTTTACGGTAATTAGTAATATTAATCGAATATCTACAATTAAACAATATCAAGATGAAGACCTAGCTAAAGCATCTAGAATACCTAAATATAATATCACATCGAAACCACAACAGGCACTAGCAGATATTGCAGATATTGCAGATATTGCAAAACTTCTAGATAGAGAATTAATACCGCATCAACAAGATATAATGCATCAAATGGTAGAATATTATAAAACTAATGATAATGGTATTTTGAATCTCTTTTGTCGTTATGGTAAAACACGATTAAGTTCATTATTTGCATTAATTGTTAGATACAAGAAAATCTTGATTCTAGTACCTTCATTATATCTAGTTATTCAGACTTATAAAACTTGGTGCGAGTATTTCCCATCTAATAGCATAATTAAAATATCTAGCATATCCAATGATATTTCAGATAAAGAAAAGATTAAAAAGAAATATCAAGAATTAGAAAACTTAGGAAGCCTGATTATATGTATTTCAACATATCATTCTAGTTATAAATTAGAAGACCTAGAGTTTAATCTAGGAATTTATGATGAAGCTCATCGAACTACTGGTGAATTATCCACTTACAATAAATTAGTTAGTTCTAGCAAGATAGCTAAAAAATTATTCCTAACCGCAACATTGAAATACTATGATTACCTAGATACTGAATTAGACACTTTAAAACTCAATTCAATGGATAATCAAAGCATCTATGGCAAAGTAATCGCATCAGTAAGTGCAAAACAGGCATTAAAATTAAAGCGGATTTGCCCTTATTCCATAATGACTATAAAATTACAAGATATTTTAGAATGTGGCTCTAGCAAACAAAGAGAGAAAATAAAGAACATCATAGATAAGTATATTGAAACTAATCTAGAAGAAGATAACGTAGAAAGTATCAGTGATGGTATTAAAACATTTATACGAGATAATAGAAAACGTTATGTTCGAATTGCATATGGATTAATTAAAGTAATTCAATCTACAGCTATTAAACATCTTATTACATTTCATAGATATATTGCTTGCGCTAAATTATTCTCATATATCCTAGAAGAATTCTTTGATAAAGAACAAGAGTTTAAAGTTGACGTAATAACTGGTTCGGATGATAAAGAAACCCGTGATAATGTAATAGCAGATTTTCAAACTCTAGAACCCGATTGCTTTAAATGTAAAATTCTATGTAATGCCCGGGTATTACAGGAAGGTGTGGATATACCGGCTTGCGATGCCGTGGCATTTGTAGATTTAAAATCATCAGCAGTGGATACAATTCAAGCCCTAGCGCGTTGCCTTACATTTCAACCTGATAAAGAGGCATATATATTAATACCTTTTGATGAAGATGATTTTAATCCAATTGCCCCTAATAAATCCGGTAATGAAGATTCAAGCGGAAATGATATGTTAGATATAAAACTTTCACATTACGCTCTAAATTTACGACTTATATTAAGGAATCTAGTAGAGATAGACGATAATATTAAAGAATACTTTCGAAATTATATATTGCAATTAACAAATCGCCCTAGTGGTGGGGGTGATTACATAGAACCAGATAAAGGTATGCTAGAATTAGTTAAATGTTTAGTAGATGAGACTATTATTCGCGAAATGTCGGAAATAGTATTTGACGTCTTTCATATTGCCAAGGAAAAAATAAATAAAAAATATTCAACACCTGAAGAATATGCTAGCAAAGTCTTCCTAGATTTTGGATATGATTTGCCAGTAAATCCGGATATAGTATATCGTAAATGGGGATGGCGCGGTTGGAATGATTATCTAGGTATTGACCCATATATGACGCTTTCACAAGTTCGTAGACATATGCAACATATTAATCTAGAAAGACAACAACACTGTGAACCTATGATTACTAGCCAAACTGAATATCAAGCTTATGCCAAAGATAATAATTTAATGGTGTTTGTTAAACCACATCACGGCAATTGGTGCTGGTTATTACTACCAGATTATGATGATTTAGTGGCTAAATACTATAAGAAAAAGGAGGAAATACAAGATGCAATCCGCCAGTTAAGTATTAAGTCTATCACGGATTATGAATCGCGATATTCTAGCGATGCTAGATTACCATCTTATCATTTATTACAAAATGGATTTTATAATGAAAATATACCTGCTCTAGGTAAAAATATTTCAACCTTTATAAGTAATTGCAATACTGATGACGATTTAATGATTTAATTCATTTTATCCTATTTCTATTTTTTATTCTATTTCTATTTTTTATTCCATTTTTATTTCATTTTTTATATTATTGCATTTTAAAATATAAAATTGAAATTTTAAAATCGTTTAAATTACAAAAATAAAATCAAATCATTAAATAGTAATCACAAAGGAAACATTTAGTCAAATATTTCTAGCAATGGAAGCTTTCAAGTCAAAGATTAATGCTGTTCGTGATATTCTGCGTAAGGATGGAGTAACTGGTATTGATAGTATTACCCATTGCGTGGCATTTTATATATTACGTAATCTAGATATTGAATTATGTGAAAAACTTAATATTCCGGTTAAGTTTGCATATTGTAATTTTAATAAGGATGATAATGAAACTATTCTAGACCATGGAAAACTATTTGAAAAGTTTTATTTACCTAGTCGTCCAATGGATTGTTTTGTTGGTATTTTAGCTAATAAGTTTAAATTCAAGGCAATTAAGCAATTTGGAATTAAAACATCGCGGTATCTAGAAAGCATCTTCAATATATTTGAAGGAATTGACCCTAAGACATTAAATTGTAATTGTGATATTGTAGGAACTATTTATGAAATTCATCTAGCAACAGGAACATCAGGTTCTGGTATGCGAGATTTAGGACAATATTTTACACATCGCAAAGTTATTAAATTTATGATTGAATTATGTGCTCCTAAAGTTGTAAACGGACATATTGAAACTATTCTAGACCCTTCTATGGGAACTGGTGGTTTTCTTACAATGGCTACTAAATATCTTAATGAACATAATCCAGATATTAATTGGACTGTAGAACAAAGTAATATAATAGGTTTTGATATTTCTGATAGTGTTCAATCACTAGCATATATTAATCTATTACTCGAGAATGGTGAACTATTTGAAAATATAGTTTCACAAGATACATTACATAATGACCTAATTGCTAATAATGTTCATATTGATAAAGTTGATAATATTCTAGCCAATGTTCCATTTGGTTTGAAGAATATTATTCATGCAGATTGTGCAAAACGTATCGTTGATTTAAAGATTCGAGGTACTAAAGCAGAACCCCTATTTTTACAATTAATTATGTTATCTCTTAAGGAGAATGGTCGATGTGCTGTTATTATACCTGATGGTGTTCTATTTAATGATGCTAAACTACATACCGAAACACGTAAATATTTAATTGAAAATATGAATTTGAAAAAAATAGTATCTCTAGATGATGATGAGTTTTTCATGAATACTGGGGTTAAATCTAGCATCTTATATTTCGTTAATGATGGTACTACTCAAGAAGTGGAATTTAGTAAAATTAAACTAGCATCTGGGCAAATCGCCGAAGAATCTTTGAAAAAGGTTAAGAAAGCCGACTTGGTTGCAAAAGGATATACATTGTTTATAAATAAGTATTTCGATAATCAAGTTGTTAAACTAGCAGGTGTTGAGTATAAGAAGCTAGGGGATGTTTGTAATGTCATAAACGGATTTGCATTTAAATCTACAGATTATAGTGATTCCGGAAATATAAATATTATTACAATTAAAAATATTGACCGTGCAATTAATACATTAAATTGTGAAAAAATTGTGTCAAATGATAAATATAATAAATATAAAATAGAAAAAAATGATATTTTAATGTCTCTAACTGGCAATATTAAAATTGGTATTTATAAATCAGATGTATTATCATATTTAAATCAAAGAGTTATTAAATTTACAAATTTTTCTACAAATATAATTCAAAATTATTTATATTATTATATTGAAAAAATTCTAATTATACAAATTCAAAATAACACTAAAGGCAGTATTCAAGGTAATATATCATCAAGTGAAATTTTAAATTTGGAAATCCCTATCCCACCTCTAGCCATACAACAACAAATTGTATCAATTCTTGATAATACATATTCAATCATTAATACTAATAAGGAACAAATTGCTAGATATGAAGCTCAAAAGCAAGCGCTAATTTGGAGTAGTACATTGAATTGTGCAGTACAAAAACTAAATACGCTAGTTAGTTTTAAAGCTGGTAAATATAATTCTAGCGATAAGAAAGAAGAAGGTGCATATCCATTTTATAATAGCGAGGCACAAAATCCTGTAGGATTTAGTAATGATTATTGCTTTGATTATGAATCTTATATAATATTAATTAAAGATGGCGGTGCTGGTGCTGGAAAATATGGCGACCAAATAGGGCTAGGTAAAGTATTCAAAGTGTCAGGTAAGTCTGCAGCAACTTCACACCAAATAGCATTGTTTCCTAATAATATCAATCAAACATCATATATTTATTATTATTTACAATATATTAAAAATAAGATAATGGATTTAGCTAATTATACTACCGGATTAGGAACAATTCGTAAATCTGTAATTGAAGATTTAGATATCCCCATCCCACCCCCCGAAATTCAATCTAGCATCGTCCAACAATGCGAACATATTGATTCTATTATTACAATGCTTTCTAAGGATAATGAACGATTAGAAGGCGATAATCTTATTCAACGTATTCTAGAATCACTTAACCAACAAGAAACTAGGTCTACACACGCAGATATAATAGTGTATGATGCCATACCTATAGAACCTACTCTAGACTCTATTCTAGAACACATAGAAGAAACTACACCTGTTAAAAAGAAAATAGCCAAAAAAACTATTGGCAAAAAAACTATTGGCAAAAAAACTAGTAAGTAATTAATAATCATCTAGAAACATCTAGAATTATCTAGAGACATTTAGAATCATCCTAGTATGTATCTTTTTTTATTTATATGTTTTGTTTTTTATTGTTTTTTATTGATATCGGCATGTAAGGAATCGATATATATATTCATCACCCGCCCTAGAATTGATGCAGCATGAATCCAATACTACCAAATAATATTAGAACAAATACTAAAGCACCTACTAATGCATTGATATCGGCTTGAACTTGTTCGGGTGGATTATTTGATATTGCTATTTGCATTTGTTTATCTTCGTATTGATCGGCATATCGATTCCGCATTGTGATTACTATTGCATATACGATACCAACTAAATAATTTATATAAGTCAATAATATGCAAATTAGGATATTAAACCAGCCATATATTCCCTTATTGAGAAAAACACCAAATGGTGGCATCATAACAGTCATTGCATATCTAAACCATTTCATACTAACCACTTTGCCCTGTTTTAGGGAACTAGGTATAATACCGTTGAAATTACCGAAAATTAGATTGTATGTAAAATCAAATGCTAGGGATGCAATTTGTAGAAGTAATAAACTGAGACGAATAATTAATCCAGTAATGGCATCCACAATAGATAGGACAATACCGGTGATTGGACCAGGGCGGCCAATTGCTTGTTGTAATATATTACCTTCACCGCTTTGAACGTCTAGTTTTCTCTTATAATTCTTATTGCTGACAAATATATAATCATCAGGGTCTTCTGTAGTTAAATCATTAGATGTACTTCCCATTCTTGTTGTCTTATATTATTATTGTATTATTGTATTATTGTATTATTGTATTCTTGTATTCTAGTATTATTGTATTCTAGTATTCTAGAATGCTATTTTTTATTATCTAGAATGAATCTATTATTTATTGCTAAAATTACTTATGAATAAATAACAAGTAATGCATATGTTAATCCGGGTATATAGAACATAAGAGTAAGAATGACGCAAATTAATATATTTAACCAACCTGTTAAACCCATATCCATAAATACACCCATAGGCGGGCATAGGATTGTCCCTAGCAAGATGCTAAATGGAACTTTATTATTATTAGTTAAATAACATTTGCGGCCTTTTTTGCGGTCTATGCCTGTGAAATACTTACTATTCTTATCTTGTTTGGTAAGATTAGATTGATCCCAGCCCCAAATTGTTGACATCCATCCACCTATACCATTCATTACCCATGCTCCTAATCCTTCTAATATATCAAATGGAAATTTACATATTGTTATTATTATTAATACTATACTATTATAAAAATCTATAGTCATATCAATCAATAGGAATTTAAGAACTGCTAGGACAAACATTATAAACCACGCAATGAATTTAATTAACCATACTATTACATCGAGCAAGAAAAAAAACACTTTTCCTATTTGAAGTATAGATGAAAACATATCTAGAATTCCACCACCACGCAGTCTAGGATATATTTCAATTGTTTTAGAATTGCTGTCTATCAATTGTTTTAGTTCACGCGTGGATAATGTCGTAGTATCTAGTAATTTCCCATCTTTCAATATAAATACATCTTCTAGAATATCTTCTAAATTACAATTATCCAATTCAAATTTTATAATCTCATTATCTGGTACTATATGCATTTATCCAATGATTATAATGGGATATAATGGGATATAATGGAATATAATGAATTATCTAATAAAATAGAAGAATTTAAAAATACTATTCAATCTTACTAAGACTTAGACTAAGACAAACTAAGAATAAATAACTAGAAGGGCATAAAATAGACCTGGTAAATAGAATAAAAGAGTTAGTATACCGCAGATAAATATATTCATCCATCCAGTTAATCCCATATCCATAAATACACCTAGTGGAGGGCATAAAATCGTTCCTAGAAGCACACTAAATGGAACTCTATTATTGTTAGTAAGATAGCATTTTTTACCTTTTTTAGTATCAATACCTTTAAAATAATCACTTTCTTTATCTTGTTTTGTAAGATTTGATTCATCCCACCCCCAGAAGCCCAGCATCCATTGCCCTATTTGATTTGTAGCAAATGCAGCTAACCCCATTATTACCCCAAATACGGTATTCATTAAAGTAACCAAAATTAATACAATGCTATTCCAAAAATCCGCTATTAGTTTGATTGGATTTAATAAATCACTAAACGCCCAGATTACAAACATTATAAACCAGTATATAAATTTGCCAAACCATACTATTAATTGTAATAAGAAGACGAAAACATTACCAATTCCAACTACAGGTTTTATTAATGGCCCAAATAGCTGAAAAACCTGTCCAATAACAGGTATATTTTCTAATTCAAACCCACCACGCAATCTCACATAACACTCCAATATATTAATGCACGCCGAATTTGCAATATCTGCTAGTATCATATTTGGACTAATCAAACGACCATTTAATATATAAAATACTAAAGGGGATACAACGGATAATTCCCCAGCACTAGAAACCAAATCGCCACATATCTCGCCAAATAGCTCGCCAAATATTTCATTTATAGTCTTTTTACAATCAGAATTTATTATCTTATTTGTTGTGATGCCATTATATTTTATTACTAGAGGTATTATTTCCGGTTCCATTTTAATATTATACTAATAGTATATTACTATATTACTATTCTAAATAGCTATATTTATCAATGTATTTTTTCCTGGTGATATTAGGCATCTAGGCATCTTATCTAGGCATACATCATTCGATCCAACTTATACATTTCATTCAATTTAATTGCACTTTCTGATGGTACTTTTTGCGACTTAGTGTCCTGTTCTTTCCTAATACGTTCTAGTTCTTTAAAACGCCGTAATTTATCTGCCTCTAATTGCTGATGATTTTCTGGCACCATATAATTATTCTCTACCACTACGTTCAACAAATCATTATTAACAATATGGCGGACTTCTTGAGATTTTAGCGTAGCTATAATCTTATCCATCCCTAGCAAAGATTGGAATAATATAGACGGTTTATCAACTAACGGAATATTCATATCCACATTTTCAATCATATATAAGATAGCCCATATTATCAATGGCAATTTACGTGCGCGGGCACTAGGTGTGAATCTAAAACAATACATTTTCCACAAATATTCAATCTGGTAATTTATGGAACCACCTGTTATTGTGAATTTCAAACC